CGGCGCTGCTGAACCTCGGCGCGATCTTCGTCACCGCGCAGCAGAGTCGACGTCGACTACACCTGAGTGGTCGTGAACCGATCCGTCACCTCAGTGGTCGTGAACCACGTAAACGACTAACGAGCTTGAGCTGAGGCAGCATGAACACGGTGAACACGGCGTTTCTAGGTTCGTTCGTCGTCGGTGAGGTGCCGTCCGCGCTGGAGTACCAGTTTCTCGACTCGGACGGCGTGCCGATCAGTCTGATCGGCTTCACGGTGGCGCGCTTCCAGTGGGGCGCGTACGTAGGTGGCTCGCTGGCCTCAGGTCCGTTCATCGAGACGGCGACGATCACCGACGCGCTCAACGGTCGCGTCACGTTCGTCTGGGACGGCGACGAGTTCAGCGTTACCGGTCTTCACCGAGGTCAGTTCTTCGTCAACGACGGCACGAACCAGTTCGCGTCGATCTTCATCGAGTGGAACGTGTGCGCGTCGATCGGGGCACCGCCCAGCGTGTGACGCTCGACTACGCTGACGTCAGGAGGTGTCGTGACCAGTCCACAGGGAACGCCGTTCGGGCCGTGTGAACCGTGGCCCGTTCTGTGGACGTGTGACGTCTCGTGTACGTCACCGGTCGCGACCGGTCGCGCCGTTCAGTTCGCCACCGAGGTGCTCTGGGCGTTGACCGGTCGACAGTTCGGACTGTGCGCGGTCACCCTGCGTCCGTGCCGCAGCACCTGCTACGACGGCTGGGACGGCTGGTGGGGTGATCGTCCGTTCTGGTCGACCGGACTCACGTACCCCACGCCGGCGCTGATCGGCGGCGCGTGGTTTAACCTGGTGTGCGGCCTGTGTGGCGACTCGTGTTCGTGCTCGCAGCTCAGTCAGGTCGACCTACCCGCGCCGGTCTACGACGTCGTCGAGGTCAAGGTCGACGGTACGGTCATGCCCACCGGGTCGTACCGGCTGGACAACGATCGAACGCTCGTGCGGATCGACGGCGGTGAGTGGCCACGCTGCAACGACCTACGCCTCAGCGACTCCAGCGTGGGAACGTGGTCGGTGACGGCGCGCTTCGGCCAGGCCGTGCCCGAGGGTGGCGCGTGGGCCGTGGGTGAGCTGGCGTGTCAGTTCGTCAACGCGATCAGCGGGGCCGACTGCCGACTGCCGAAGCAGGTGACGCAGCTCGTTCGCCAGGGCGTCACGATCCAGATGGACAGCATCACCGAGCTGCTGAAGGACGGCGTTACCGGACTGTACTTCGTTGACTTCTTCATAAAGACGTGGAACCCCGGTCGACTGCGGCGTCGCTCACGCACGTATCACGTGGACGGCCCACGCGCTCGACGGGTAGGTACCTAACGTGTTCCAGGGTACGACGGCGTTCTACAACATCTCGAGCTTGATCCTCACCGAGATCGACCAGGCGCTACAGGCGACGTCGTTTGGCTCGGTGGCGCGGGTGTGCGTCGTGCCGGGTGAGTTCGCGTGGGACGAGTGCGAGTGCGGCACGTTGGCCGCGTCGCCGCAGCGGTTCTTCTTCTCGGACGAGTTTCCCGAGGGTGCGCTCGGTCGAGGTCTCGTGCGAACGAGCGTCTGCGACCTGCCCTGGATCGTCGCGGACATCCTGTTCATCATCGCGCGCTGCGCGCCGCAGCCGACCAGTCCGGGACTGGCACCACCGTGTGAAGACCTGGCCGCTGCGGCGCAGGTGCTGCTGAGTGACGCGTCCGTGGTCATGCGCGAGACCGCGCGCGTTCTCTGTGAACTGACCGCGAACGGCGACATCATCGACTACGTCATGGGCGATCAGATCACGCAGGGTCCCGCGGGCGCGTGCGTCGGAACGCAGCTTCAGGTGTTCGTCGCCGTCGAGAGGTGACCCGTGGCCGGCGTCGTGATCGTGTTGGATCGGATCGCACTCTTTCAACTACTTAAGAGTCCGACCGGCGCGGTGATCCGCGACGCGCGGAGGCGCGGACGCCGCGTCCAGTCGGCGGCGCGTCGCCTGGCGCCCGTTCGTACCGGTCGCCTGCGCGCGTCCATTGAGGTGAGGCTGAGGCCCGGCGTCGCCGGTCTGGTCGTTGAGGTCGGCACCGGACTTCACTACGCGAGGTATCAGCACGACGGTACCGGCGTTCACGGACCGCTTCATCGTCCGATCCGCGCGAAGCGCGGCAAGGTCATGGTCTTTGAGTGGCGCGGCCAGCGCGTCTTCGCGCGCCAGGTCAGCGGGGCGCCGGCGACGAAGTTCCTCGAGCGCGCGCTTCACGCCGCTATTTAAGACACTAGTAGGAGTCGACCCACTACCCGGTCTACGCTGGTCCTGATCAACGCGAAGGAGCCAACGATGACCGCGGTCGACGTACCCATCACCGATGAGATCATGGACTTCTCGAGTCCACGCCAGGCGATCAGGTTCCGCGTGGACGACGACGTCTTTGAGGCGTCTCCGCAGGTGGCCGCGATCAGCATGATCCGTTTCGCGGACGAGGCCGAGCGTCTCGAGAGTCCGGACACCACGCAGGAAGACCAAATCAAGATCATCGAGAACCTGTTTCGCATCATCTTAACCACCGAATCGGCCGAGCGCTTCATCGCGCGACTGGCCGACGACGATCGACCGATCGGCATCACGCAGTTCATGGACATCACGCGGTGGCTACTGGAGCAGTACGGACTCCGCCCTACGAAGCCGGACTCGGAATCGTAGCCTGGGTCCGAACTCCGGGAGTGTGGCACGAGCTGGAGGGAGAGTGTCTACGTCGTGGCGTTGACCTACGTCAGCTCTCCTACGACCGCTTCCTCAACGTGGTGTATCAGGCCATGATCAGTCGACTCGTCTACGACGCGGACCACCCCGAGCGTCCGCGTCGTGAACTCGATCGCAACCTACTGGTCGCGCGGTGGCGCGTACCGGGAGTTCGTCGAGCGGCTCAGCCGGTCGTGGTCGATCCGACGGCGCCGTACTGGTGGACCGACGACGAGGACGCCTCGCAGTCGTTCTTCCAGGCGATGGGGGTGGTGACGTAGCGTGGCGGACGTCATTGGTCGGGCCATCATCGAGGTGGCGCCCGACGTCACCCGGTTTACGCGACAGTTGACGCGCGACCTGAACAAGGCATTTCGTGGTTTTAAGAAGGTCAGCGTCGGCGTGAGCGTCGGCTCGATCCGCAAGGCGTTCGTCGAGATCAGCAAGCTCAACACCGCGCTACGCGCGACCGTGCTTGGCTTCACGGCGCTCGGCGCGAAGTTCGTGGTCGCCGGACTGCTGTCCGCGGCGAACGCGGCCGTCGAGCTGTCGGGAGCGTTGCTGACCGTACCCGCGGCGGGTGCCGCGGCCGCTCTCACCATGGCCGCGCTCGTGGTAGGTCTTCACGGTGTCGACGACATCTTTAAGGCGATCGGCAAGGGCGACATCGACAAGTTCAACGAAGCACTCAAGGAACTGTCTCCGAAGGCTCAGCAGGCGCTCGGCGTCATTAAGCAGTTCGCGCCGCAACTGAAGGAGTTCAAGAACGCGGTTCAGGACGCGCTGTTCGCGGACCTGAAGGGTCCGATCCAGGAACTGTTTCTCGTGTTCCTTCCACGAGTGCAGCGCGCGTTCGTCGGCATCACCACCGAGATCAACAAGGCCGGCAAGGAACTGATTAAGTTTCTTACCACCGGTCAGACGATCAAGGACTTCGACACCCTCACGGGTAACACAACCAAGTCACTCGGTCTGCTAGGTCAGGCCGTTGTTCCACTAGCCCAGATCATACGCGACGTCGTCACTGTTGGTTCGCAGTTCCTACCGTCGCTGGTAGGCGAGCTCACCGTGGGCATCGTGAAGTTCAGCGACTTCATCGCCAAGGCTCGTGAGTCGGGAAAGCTCGCCGACTTCATCGCCAACGGCATCGCGAAGCTTCACCAGGTCATCGACGTCGTCGTCAACCTCAGCAAGGCCATCGGAGGTATCTTCAGGGCCGCCGACGACGCGGGCTTCGGCTTCCTGGACATGCTGTCGAAGCTGTCGCAGAGTCTCAGTAAGTTCCTGAACAGCGTCGAGGGTCAGGGAGCGCTGCGCAACTTCTTCCTCAGCGCTCGCGAGGCCGGTGAGGCACTGGCGCCCGTTCTTAAGTCGCTGTTCAACCTGATCACCAACACCATCGCGCCGATCCTAGCGCGCTTCGCGACGATCATCAGTCCGTCGATCGCGATCTTCATCGACGCGATCGGTCGCGCGTTCCAGGCCGCCGCGCCGGGTATCGAGTCGTTCGCCGCCAGCGTCGGTAAGTTTCTCGAGACGATCGCACCGGCACTGCCTAAGCTAGGTGAACTGGCCGGCGTCATCGCCGACGTGCTCGGCCGGGCGCTCGTCGCGGTCGCGCCGGCGCTCGAACGGTTCATCACACTGCTGGCCGACGAGCTCATCAAGCTCTTTCAAGATCCTGAGTTTGTCAACGGCCTGATCGACCTCGTCGTCGCGTTCGGCGACCTGCTCGTCGCGCTGGTGCCGCTGGTGCCGGTGCTAGGTGACCTAGCTAAGGTCATCTTGCCGGCGCTGGCTAAGGTACTGCGCATTCTAGCCGAGGCCGCCGACCCGCTGATCGACCTCTTCAAGCTACTCATTCCGGTGATCTTCCTGCTGGCGCGGGCGTTCGAGTTCATCGGGTTTGCGGTCCTAGGTCTGATATCCATACTTCACGGCCTCGTGTTCTTCTTCACCGACGTCCTACCCGGCGCGTTCCAGGGTGCCATCGAGATTCTCGACGAGGTCCTGAGCGTCTTGGGTGTTCACCTGATCAAGCGCTCACTGGAGGCGTCGAACGCGTTTACCGACGCGGTGAACCGGATCCCGGGTCCGCTCGGCGCGGCCGGAACGGCGTCCGAGGTCTTCGCCGGTCGGATCAGCGGCGGCTTTAAGAACGCAGCGGACGCCGCTCAGTTTGAGATGGGACGCATCGGCGTGATCGTGACGGGTGCCGTCGAGCCGCTCGGCGCGGCCGGAAGTGCCCTGGGTAACGCCTACACCGGCAACCTGCGCAACAGCCTCGGTGGTGCGGTCAGCGTCGCGTCTGAGATCGTGGGTGGGATCAAGTCGATCCTGTTCGGCAGCACGGAGTTCGGCGCCGCGGGCTCGGCCGTTGGCAACTCCTTCGCGCGCGGTATGATCGCGTCGATCGCCGCCGTCCGCGCCGCGTCGCTGGCGCTCGCCGGCGCGGCCGGCTCGGCGCTGCCGCGCAGTCCGGCGGAGATCGGACCCTTCAGTGGCCGCGGCTGGACGCCGTTCCGTGGGCTCAGTCTCGCGCAGGGCTTCGCGCAGGGTATGAAGTCGGGGAAGCAGCTCGTCGCCCGCGCGTCGCTGGAACTCGCCCAGTCGGCGTCGCTGAACGTCGGTGGAGCTCAGCGACCCGACTCGAAGCTGTTCGCGTCGAGTCCCGCGCAGACGCAGGCTCCGGTGATCATGCTCCCGCCACCGGCCGCGGACGTCAACCTACGACCCGAGGTCAAGGTGTTCGTGGACGGTAAGGAGATGCGCGTCATCGCGACCGAGGTCGTCGACGAGCGTGATCGAGCCATCAAGCGCAACGTCTCGTCCGGTGTGGGAGGAGCCCGATGACGCTCACGACGACCTACGAGTCGACGCTGGCGCGCGTCAAGCTCGCGGCCACGAACCTGAACAACGCCACGTTCGCGACGTTCGAGCGCTCACTCGACAACATAACGTGGACTACGGTTCGCTGCGGCACCGACTCGCCGGTGGTCAGCGGCAGCAGCACGATCTACGACTACGAGTTCACGTCGGGTCTGGTCAACTACTACCGGGTTACGTCTCAGCGGCACCCGCAGTTCGTCGCCGCCGGAACGGCGAGCGCCGCCAACAACGCCAGCGTCACGCCGACGGTTCCCGTCGGCTCCGCGGCGAACGACGTCATGGTTCTCTACGCGGCCAGTCGCGACTTCGCCGCGACGCCGAGTCTTCCCGCCGGCTGGACGGAGCTGATCGGACTCGCCAACGTGCGCCTGATGCGCAAGGTGCACAGCGGTGCCGAGAGTAACCCGACCGTGACGTTCAGCGGCGGCGCGGCGGGTCAAGAGACGATCGCGCAGATCTTTACGATGCGTAACACCAACAGCACGAACTCGGCGTTCGCGCAGCAGTTCAACAGCACGGCGCAGAACATCGCATACCCCTCGATGACCGTACCCGAGAACAACGACCTGATCATGTACTTCGGCTGGAGGCAGGACGACTGGACCTCGGTGGGTACGCTTCCCGGCGACGGTGGTACGGCCGTCGAGATCGGCGAACCGGACACCGCGGTCGGTGGCAACGGCGTCGGCATCGTGTGGGACTATGTCATCCAGACCACGAAGGTCAACGTCGCCGCGGGATCGTTTCTCGTTACCGGTGGTACCACCGCGAACTCACGTGGTGGGACGATGTCGTTTCCCGGCACGACCGACACGTCCACGTCGTCGATCACACCGGTCATCGACGACCTGTGGATCAAGTCGGTGGGTAAGCCGTTCCTCAACCGAACTGTGTTCTGCACGGCCGAGATCAGCGACATCGAGCGTGGTCCGCGGCAGGGTATCTTCGAGATCATTGGTAGGAACTACCCCGTCGCCGTGTCGGATAAGCACCAGTCGCGCGAGGGTTTCATTCGTGTAGTTACGCGAACCAGCACCGAGCAGTTCGAGTTGGATCAGATCGTGGCGTCGGGTGAGCCGCTGTTCTTTCACACGCCGCTGCATCATCAACTGCCGTCCATGCACGTCGTGCTCGGTCGCGTCGTCGAGCGAAAGCCACTGCGCAACCCGCAGTGTAACGACCTGGACTGGCGCGTCTTCACGCTGCCGTGGCGGGAGATCGCGCCGCCGCGAAGTGACGTGTGTGGTAGCACGGTCATCTGGCAGACCGTCGTGAACAGCTATGCCACGTGGCAGGCCGTCCTGAACGGCGAGACGTCGTGGCTGGATCTCATGAACAACATCGGTACCCCGGCGGACGTGATCGTGTCATGAGACCGGTCACCTCGCAGTTTCTTAACGTCATTCGCGGCAGTCATCAGATCGCGCTTCGCGTTCGGGTACTTACGTCGTTCCAGACGGGAGTCAACCCCACCGGCACCGAGCTGCTCGTCGTCGACGGCAACGTGCACCTCAACGCGACCGCCGACGTTCGCGCGACGGTCGACCTGGAGGTCGACGGCACCGGTGCGTTCACGCGCGATCCAGGCGGCCTGCTGACGCCGTACGGCAACGAGGTGTTCGTCGAGCGTGGCGTCATCTACGGCACCGGAACACACGAGTACGTGTCGCTAGGTTACTTTCGGATCTACGAGGTCGAGCAGTCGAACCAGCCCGACTACCCCATCCGCCTCGGTGGCCGTGATCGCATGTCCGGTATCGTGGACGGTCGCCTGATCGCGCCGGTTCAGTTCGTCGCCGGAACGTCGATCTCGGCGATCTTCAACACACTTGTGCAAGAGATCTACCCCACGGCCACGATCCAGTTCGACTACAACGCCACGACCGACCTGCTTCAGACCAGTGTGGTCGCCGACGAGGACCGCTACAGCTTTCTTCGTAACCTCGTGACGTCACGCGGTAAGATTATGTACTGGGATCACGCCGGTCGTCTTCAGGTCAAGGACGCCCCGAACGTGAACAACACCGTGTTTGACATCAACTCGGGCGAGGACGGTGTTCTCATCGAGGTGTCGCGTCGACTGGATCGAGGAAGCGTCTACAACGCGGTCGTGACGCTTGGCGAGCAGGTGCAGCTCGACGTGCCACCTGTGCGCGGCGTCGCGCGTGACATGAATCCACTATCTCCCACGTTCTGGGACGGTCCGTTCGGTAAGGTGCCCCGCTTCTTCTCGTCACCGTTCGTCACGACGCAAGCGCAGGCCGAGTCGGCGTCATCGAAGATCTTAGCTCGGTCGATCGGTCTGCCGTACAGCGTCACACTCAGCGCGGTGCCAAACCCCGCGCTAGAACCGTACGATCCGATCAAGGTCACCCGGTCCGACGGCTACGACAAGCACCTGATCCAGGAGATGACGATTCCACTGAACGTCGACCGACCTATGACAATCAACACGCGTGAGCAGACCACGGTAGACATCGTGACGGGAGACGTGTAATGACGAGCTCACTGGCGTCGGTCATTCCTCCGTTCGACAGCCTACTCAGCAACGGTACCGACAAGCAACCACCGCTCGACTTTCACCAGGGTTTGGTACAGACCTGGGATCAAGACACGGGTGCCAACGTCGTCATCGTCGCCGGCTCCGAGGTCGTGAACTTGCCGGTCCTGAACAGCAGCGACATCGTCATCATCAACCCCGGTGACACGGTGGGCATCCTCAAGTACCGGAACACGTACTTTATCCTAGGTCGTATCGTCCTACCTGGGTCGAACCAGCTTGGTAACGCGGCCATCGCGTTCGGCGCGTCCACCAAGCGCAACACAAACTTCACGATCACAACCAATGCGCTGGCCACCTCGGCCAGCGACGTCGTGACCGCGTTGATCGACGTTCCACCCTGGGCTGACGAGGCGCTGGTCCTGGTTCAGATGGACGCCACGCTGACCAACACGACCGCGGGGCTCAGCTTCGTCGCCATCATGCCTACCATTAACGGCATCGTCGGCACCGGACTGATCGAGGACGCCGTGGCCGGTGAGATCACGTCGATGAGCGCGTCGGCGTCGCAGATCGTCAGCAACCCAGGTTCCCAGATCAACTTCACAGGACGAGCGACGGCGACGGCCACGTGGACGGCCAACGTCAACAACCACGCGTACATCCAAGCGACCGCCATCTTTAGGCGGGTGACGTAGCGTGACGTCAGCGTCGGATCAGGTCCGAGTGACTCTTCAGCAGTTCGTTAGCCCAGAAGAGTTCATCCGGGGTGCACGTGACGCCGCCACCGGGAATACCTACGTACGGCGTGTAGTGCGATCCCATGAGGTACGACACGCAGTCAGCCTCACGCTCGAGTCGCGTCGCCCCACCCACGGCGTACGCGGTGTCCCAGTCGCCGTAGTACGCCACCTGCAGCAGATGTGCCCACTCGTGCGTCACGACGTCGTGAACCAGGTCGCACGGCGTCGCCGGGCTGATCGTCACGACGTCCGTCTTGGTGTCGACCCAGCCGCCGATGCGATCCGGCAGCGTGTCGACCCGCCAGTGCGTGCGATCCTCACCCAGTTCAGCGACGCGCCGGTAGTACTCACCGAACCACGAACACGACGTCACGCGGAGGTCGGACGTGACGTCCGCGTCACGCCACGACCAAGCCCACGAGGTGAGTGCGACCAGCGTCACGGCGAACGTCGTCAGCGCGCGTCGCGTCACGTCAACCTCCTTTCGTCATTAATCATTAAATCTAACCGTAGCGCTGCGCGTCACAGTTACGACGTGGTAGGCTCGTAGACGCTGGAGGTATCATGGGTGGAGTCACACCGATCTACTCGTTGCCGTACCCGAGCCTCACCGACGCTCCGAACGGCCCCGCGCAGATCCAGTCACTGGCCGAGGAGGTCGAGACCGAGCTCGCTCGGATCGACAGCGGCCTCAACACCAACACCGCGAACATCGCCACCAATACCACCACCCTCGCGCGTCTGGGCATCGTAGCGTGGGGTAACCGCACGTCGCCGAGCAGCACGGTGACGACGACCATCACCGGCGTTCTGCGGATCGACGACATTCCGGTGTCAAGTGGGACGTCATACGTGGTCGAGGCGACGAACGTCATTCTCGACAGCACCGTCACGGGTGACGGCCTCCAGGCCGACATTCGCTTTACCACCGACGGCAGCACGCCGGTGACGGGAAGTCCGCCGCTGCCCGGTTCGATCATCTACGGTCGCATCATCACCGCCAACTCGGGTGAGTCCAAGGTCATTCGCTGCGTCTACGTCCCACCCTCGAACCAGACGCTGTCGATCCTGCTGTGCGTTCAGCGCATCGGCGGCACCGGCAACGCCCGACTCTTCGCCGGAACCAACGACCGACTGGAGCTCGGGATCTACAAGGTGGGTCCGGGCGTCACCAACGTGGGTACGTCGGTGTAGTGCGTCTCACGCGTTACTATGACAACGTGCGCATCATTGGACCGGCGTCCGTGAGACCGCTGGACACCGCGCGGCAGGTCGTTCTCGGCCGGGTCGTCGCGCGTCCCGACGTGCAGCAGGTCTTCGTGACGCAGATGTTTCCCGCGCTCTGGAGCGCGGGTGAGACCCTGGGAGTCGACCCCGTCGGAGTCGTGGCGCAGTCGGCGCATGAGACCGGGTGGGGTCGCTTCGGCGGCAACGTCAAGGCCGAGTTCTGCAACACCGCTGGCCTGAAGAACGGACCCGCGCAGCAGCGCACCTTTCCGGGAATCACCGACGGCGACAACCCACTCTCTCACGCCTTGTTCGGCAACTGGTACGAGGGGGCGCTCGCGCAGGCGCAGCACCTGTGCGTGTACGCGGGGCATCCCGTGGTGGGCCTGATCGTGGACCCGCGCTACGAGACGGTGCGGCAGTTGAACCGAACGCCGATCGAGAACTTCAGTCAACTAGGTGGCGCGTGGGCCCCGAATCCGGGGTACGGTGAGCTGATCGAGAACGTGATGCGTTACCTGCAGGGGGTGTCGTAGTGGCGATCATGCCTGGTGTGTCCGTTAAGTTGGTCAACGGTAAGAACGATCCACGTATGACGCGCTACGACGTGGTGTGCATCCACACCATCGTCGGTCACGACCCCGCCAAT